TTAGGTATAAAAAAATATGATAACACCGGTATTGCTTCTAAAATTATAAAGTAAATGAATATAAATTATAATGCTAATAGTGCGTTTCCCAATCAGGTAGTACCTTTGGAGGAAAAATTAAGTATTGAGTATGGTTCTAAGGTTGCTGACGCTATACAGTCAGAGTGGTTTGCACAAGGTAGAACTAATGGAAACAGATATCTAACCTCTTTTAATAACTACCACACGCGTAGATTATATGCAAGAGGAGAACAATCAACACAAAAATACAAAGATGAATTGTCTATTAATGGTGATTTATCTTATTTAAATTTAGACTGGAAACCTGTACCGATACTTTCTAAGTTTGTAGACATACTAACTAACGGTATATCTAACAAAGATTACGACATTAAAGCATACGCTAATGATCCGGCGTCTATAAAGAAAAGAACAGACTACGCTACTAATCTAGCTATGGATATGTTCGGTCAAGACATAATACAAGAGGTACAGCAAACCACAGGGCTAAATATATCAAAAACAAATATACCCCCTATTGATCTTCCTAAAACAATGGAAGAGATGGAGCTGCATTTACAGCTGTCTTATAAGCAAGCTATAGAGATAGCAGAAGAAGAAGCTATAACACAGACATTAGACAAAAATAAATATGATTTACTTAAGCGTAGATTAAACTACGACTTAGTGACTCTCGGTATTGCAGCAGCTAAAACAAGCTTTAATACAGCAGAAGGTATCACTTTAGATTATGTAGATCCTTCTTATATGATTTACTCATACACAGAGGACCCAAACTTTGAAGACATATACTATGTTGGCGAGGTTAAAGCTGTTACTATAGCCGAAATAAAAAAACAGTTTCCCCATATACCAGACGAAGAATTAACTAGGATTCAAAAGTCATATAGTAATAATAACTATATATATGGTTGGGGAGCTTATGATGAGAACACTGTTCAAGTTTTATATTTTGAATACAAAACTTACATGGATCAAGTGTTTAAGCTAAAACAAACGGATCAAGGTCTTGAAAAGATATTAGAAAAACCAGATACATTTGATCCACCTAAAAACGATAAGTTTGATAGAGTCTCTAGAAGTATAGAGGTTCTATTTCAAGGTGTTAAAGTTTTAGGCACTGACATGATGCTTGAATGGAAGATGGCTGAGAACATGACAAGGCCGATGGCTGACACTACCAAGGTAGAAATGAACTACACTATATGTGCACCTAGAATGTACAAGGGTAGAATAGAATCTATTGTTAGTAAGACTATAGGTTTTGCAGACATGATTCAGTTAACTCATTTAAAACTACAGCAAGTTATATCAAGAATGGTACCAGATGGTGTATTCTTAGATATGGACGGTTTAGCAGAAGTTGATCTTGGTAATGGCACGAACTATAATCCAGCAGAAGCGCTTAACATGTATTTCCAAACTGGTTCTGTTGTTGGTAGATCTTTAACGCAAGATGGAGCTATGAACGCCGGTAAAGTACCTGTTCAAGAGTTATCATCATCATCAGGGCAAGGTAAAATAGGTGCTTTAATAAGTACGTATAATTATTATGTTCAAATGATTAGAGACGTTACAGGTCTTAATGAAGCTAGAGATGGTAGCTTGCCTGACAGAGATACGTTAGTTGGCTTGCAAAAAATAGCAGCTCAACAATCCAATATAGCTACTAAGCACATCAATAATGCGAGTCTTTATCTCACGCTAAGACTGTGTGAGAATATATCTAAGAAGTTGGCTGATGTTGTTAGTTTTCCTTTAACAGCTAATGCTTTAAAGAATTCTATATCAACTTTTAACGTTCAGACGTTGTCAGAGATATCTAATTTAAACTTACATGACTTTGGTATATTCTTAGATTTAGAACCAGACGAAGAAGAGAAAGCGCAGCTAGAACAAAACATACAGGTTGCATTACAGTCTGGTGGTATTGATTTAGAAGACGCTATAGATCTTAGGCAAATACGTAACCTAAAGCTAGCTAATCAAATGCTTAAACAGAAGCGTAGACTAAAACAGGAGAGAGATCAAAAGGCAGCTCAAGCTAATATGCAAGCTCAAGCTCAAGCTAATGGTCAGTTAGCAGAGCAAACAGCTATGGCTGAAACTCAGAAGCAGCAAATACTAACTGATCAGAAAATGCAGTTAGAACAAGCCAAGTCTCAGTTCGAAATACAGCGCATGCAAGCTGAGGCGGCTATAAAAAGAGAGCTTATGGCTGAAGAGTTTAATTATAATATACAACTAGCTAAAGAAAGATTTAAAAGCGAAAAAGGTAAAGAATCTGATATTGAAGACCGAAAAGATAAAAGAGCTAGAATAATAGGTACACAGCAATCACAAATGATACAGCAGAGACAAAACGATGGAACACCTATCGACTTTGAATCTACTAACGATAGTTTAGGTGACTTTGGCTTAGAAGCCTTTGGGCCTAAATAATTTTTAATTTTATAATATTATATTATGTCAGAAGTAAAACAGGCCGTAGAGGTCAAACAAGAAGGTGAGTTTTCTTTAAAAAGTAAAAAAGCAAAACCTAAAAAACTAGTCAATACGTCTAGTAAAGAACCAGTTAAAGTTGATTTAACAAAGCCAGAAGCACAAGGAGAATTAATTCCTAATCTAGTTAAAGTTGATTTAACAGAAACAAAAAAAGAAGAAGATGCTGTTCAAGAGCAAGGCACAGAGAGCGTAGACGTACATGAATCACCAACAGATGGAAAAGAAGTGGGACAAGCACACTCAGAGCCAAAAGAGCCTACCGAACAAGTTACAATCCAAGAAATAACTGAAGAAGAGGTAGACGAGAAAACAGTGGAGCTTTACGAAGAAGCAGAGAAGGCTGTTAAAGAACAAGTTATACAAGGTAAAAAGTTACCTGAAAACATACAATCACTTGTAGACTTTATGTCAGAAACAGGTGGTACGATAGAAGATTATGTAAGACTTAATCATGATTACTCTAATGTAAACGAAAAAGTTTTACTTAATGAATATTACAAACAAACTAAACCTCATTTAGATAAAGAAGAAATAGATTTCTTAATGGAAGATAATTTTTCTTACGATGAGGAACTTGATGAGCCAAGAGATATTAGAAAAAAGAAATTGGCCTTCAAAGAAGAAGTTGCTAAAGCCCGATTAGAGCTTAACGCTATGAAAGAGAAATATTACCAGGAAATCAAGTTGAGACCTGGTGCTACTCAAGATCAGCAAAAAGCTATGGACTTTTTCAATAGACACAAGCAGCAACAAGAGCATGCAAAAACTCTTCAGCAAGATTTTAAAAAACAAACTGAACAAATTTTTAACGATGATTTCAAAGGTTTTGATTTCAACTTAGGAGAAAAAAGGTTTAAGTACAATGTTCAAAATCCTTCTGATGTAGGTAAATCACAGCTAGATATCAACAGCTTTATTTCAAAGTTTGTTGACAAAGATGGAGCTGTGAGTAATCCTTCTGGTTATCACAAAGCTATGTATGCTGCTATGAATGCGGATAAAATCGCTAATCATTTTTACGAACAAGGTAGAGCAGATGGTATTAAAGATATCGTTGACTCTTCTAAAAACTCAAGTAGTGACAAGCCTAGGCAAGTTGCCGACGGAAACGTCTTTATTAATGGTTTAAAAGTAAAATCAATAAGTGGTTTGGATTCGTCTAAACTAAAAATAAAAAAACGAAAATTTAACTAATTAAACTTTTAAAATTATGGCTTTAACTCCACAATTTGGTTCAATAGTACCTTCGCAATTACAACAAACTCTTGCGAGCAACTATTTAACATTTGACGGTGCAGCTGGTGGAAACTTTGCACAACAATACTTACCTGAACTTTACGAAGCTGAAGTAGAGCGTTATGGAAACAGAACGTTATCAGGATTTTTACGAATGGTTGGCGCTGAAATGCCAATGACATCTGATCAAGTAATTTGGTCTGAACAAAACAGATTGCATATATCTTATGATAACTGTACATTTGCTGTTAATGCAATTACTATTCCTATTGCAGCTAACATCAACAACGTTATATCTCCACAACAAACAATTGTTGTAATGGATGACTTTGGTGCAGAAGCAAAATGTTTGGTTATTGATTCTGACTTAAGAACTGCTGCTGGCGGTGGTACTGGTGTTATCAATGTGTTGCCTTACGGTTCTGCTACACTAGTTACAGAAGGTCTTGTAGGTAATGTAAAGATATTTGTTTATGGATCTGAATATCCAAAAGGAACAAACACTACAATTGCTAGTCAATCCAATGCTGTTGCTGTAGCTAACAATGATTACCCAATTGCTACTGTAACTCCTGACTTTACTCAATTCTCTAACAAACCAATTATCATTAGAAACCAATATTCAATCAATGGTTCTGACGCTGCTCAGATCGGTTGGGTAGAAGTTGCTACTGAAGACGGAACATCTGGATACCTATGGTACTTAAAAGCAGAGTCTGAAACAAGACTACGTTTTGAAGATTACTTAGAAATGGCTGTTGTAGAAGGTGAAACAGTTGCTGCTACATCTACTATTGCAGGTGTTACTGGTACAGAAGGTATGTTTGCTGCTGTTGAAGACAGAGGTAATGTACAGGTTGGATTCTCTGCTGCTACTGGTATTGGTGACTTTGATGATATTCTTAGAAACTTAGATACTCAAGGAGCAATTGAAGAAAACATGTTATTCTTAAACAGAAACACTAATCTTGATTTTGATGATATGCTTGCTGCAATTTCATCTGGAGCACAAGGTGGTACTGCTTTTGGACTATTTGAAAATTCTGAGGAAATGGCATTAAACTTAGGTTTCTCTGGTTTCAGACGTGGATCTTACGATTTCTACAAAACTGACTGGAAATACTTAAATGATGCTTCTACTCGTGGCGCTATGACTGGGCCTGCTTCTATCGAAGGTGTATTAGTTCCTGCTGGAACATCTACTGTTTACGATCAGATTCTAGGAACAAACATCAGACGACCATTCTTACACGTTCGTTACCGAGCTTCACAAGCTGATGACAGACGTATGAAGTCTTGGTTAACTGGTTCTGTTGGTGGTGCTTTCACTAGCGATCTAGATGCTATGACTGTAAACTTCTTATCTGAAAGATGTTTAGTTGTACAAGGTGCTAATAACTTTGTGTTATTCAAAGGAGTGTAATTACTCAACAATAATTATCCCTGTCTTCGGGCAGGGGTATTTATTTTTTTTATAAACTATTTAATTATATTATATTATGGCTAAAAAAGCTGAAGCAAAAAAAGTTGAGGTTGCACCTCAAGAAAAAGTAGCAGTAAAGAAAGTTGCTACTCCAGTAAAACCCACGAAACTAGAGTGGGAAATTAAACCTAGAACTTACGTTGTTAGAGGTAGAAAACAACCATTAACACTAACAATACCAAGTAAGCATACTAGAAAAAATCCTTTGTTATATTTTGATAAAGATCAAGCTAAGCAAAGAGAGTTAAGATATGCAACTAATATGAATAGTCCTTTTGTAGATGAGCAAAAAGGCGAAGCAACGTTAGGTCATATTACTTTTAGAGATGGTGTATTAACTGTTCCGCAAGAGAATCAAATCTTACAAAAACTATTAAGTAAATACCATCCACTAAAAGACAAAAAATATTACGAGTTTGATTCTGTTATAGAGGCAGAAGATGATTTAGATATTATAGAAATGGAAGTACAGGCGCTTAATGCAGCAATGGAAATGGATATTGATCAAGCCGAAGCTATACTTAGAGTTGAAAAAGGTAGCTCTGTTTCTAATATGAAATCTAAAGAACTCAAAAGAGATTTGTTATTATTCGCTAAAACAAAACCTAGCTTATTCATAAGTCTAGCTAATGACGAAAACGTTCAGCTAAGAAACTTTGGTATAAAAGCTATTGAAGCCAGAATAATTACCTTGTCACAAGATCAAAGAACTTTTCACTGGGGCTCAAATGACAGAAAACTATTTACTGTGCCATTTGACGAAAACCCATACTCAGCTTTAGCCGCTTGGTTTAAAACTGATGAAGGAGTAGAAGTTTATAAATCTATAGAAAAAAGAATATAAACAAGTGATACTAATATATTAGGGTATCATATTAATGGTACCCTAGTGTATTATAATTTAAAGAAGTATGGCTGTAAACGTAAACACTGTATATCAAACAGTATTATCTATAATAAATAAAGAGCAAAGAGGTTATTTAACTCCTGCTGAATTCAATGAGGTAGGTACTCAGGTTCAATTAGATATATTTGAAAAATACTTTGAAGACTTAAATCAGCAAATAAGAGTACCACAAGCGGACGTTGACTACGCTGACAGGATAATGAATCTTGACGAAAAGTTAGCTATATTTAAAACATTTGGATCAGCTGTGTATAACAACACGAGTAATCCAGGATTATCGTATTTTACTTTACCAACTGTAGATAAATACGGAGCTACTGTAGATTTTTACAGATTAGGTACTGTAATATACAAAGACGATAGAGGTAATCAAATAGAACTACAGAGATTATCTAGAACAGATTTCTACAACATAGAAAGATCTCCTTTAACAAAATCAACTAAAAATTTTCCTACGTATTTATACGAAAATAGAGGCAACGTAAATAATGCGGGCGCAACCATAAATAGTCACTTACAGAACGTGATATACGTAAATCCAGCAACTATAGTAAGCAATATAGAAGTTGATTATATAAGAAAGCCTATTTCACCTATATGGGGTTTTACAACAGCTGGTAGAGGCCAATATATATTCAATAGTAATTACTATGACCCAGGATTAGGTACTGGTTCTAGAGATTTTGAATTACATGAATCAGAGCAAGTTAATATTATATTAAGAATACTAGCATATACTGGAATAATAATACAAGATCCTACTATAATCCAAGTTGCCGCACAGCAAGTTCAAGGGAAAGAAGTAAATAAAAAAAGCTAATAGATGGGAATAATAAACGAAACCAACCAACAATACTACGCTGGAGCACAGGGCTTTACAGTTGCTGATGTAGCAGGTCAAACTAGCTTTACATTTACTTTTGATACTGATTTAGTGTTTGGATCTTTTGATCCTAGTGCTGTAGATTATGCTTTAAATAACTTTAAACTATATAGCAGTGCTGATGGATTGACATATACTGAATACATAGCATCGTACACTGTAACTGGTAATACAATAACATTACTTGCAGCACTTCCTCAAAACTCTGTTTTAGTATGTCAATTAAAAAGAATAGATGGTGGTGATTATGGAGATAGAGATGCTTATGGAGTTACTACAGAAAACAACTATGGTAGTTATGAATATATAACTTTAAATGATGTTGTAAATAACTTTATAGTAGCATATGTTGGAGCTGGTAAATTAATACCAAGTGTAAAAAGAACTGATTTAATATTTCACGCAAAAAGAGCTTTACAAGAATTTAGTTACGATACACTTAAAAGTATTAAATCTCAAGAGCTTACAATACCACCTAGTCTTAGCGTAATAATACCGCAAGACTATGTTAACTATGTTAGAATGTCTTGGATAGATATGCATGGTGTACAAAGAATTATATACCCATCAAATAACTTAACTAATTCACCGTACTCTATTCCATTACAAGATTCTAATGGTATACCAACTCAAGATAACTTTGGTGAAAATATAGATGGAACTTCTATAACAGAAGAGAGATGGAGAAATAATAATAGAAACGGTTTAGATGGTGACTTAAATACAGGTGAGTTTAATGCTAGTTTAGACTGGTACGGTTATGATTGGGGTTATGGAGGAATGTGGAGCGCTGGTTATGGTAGACTATACGGCATAGACCCTAAAAATTCTCAAATAAACGGTTGGTTTAACATGAACCATAGAGAAGGTAAAATATCTTTTTCAAGTAATCTAGTTAATAAGCTTATAATATTAGAATACATATCTGATGGTTTAGCTTATGATATGGACAGTAGAGTACCTAAGTTAGCTGAAGCTGCAATATACGCGTACTTATCACATGCTGTATTAGCTAGTAGAATTAATCAACCTGAGTATATAATAAATAGACTTAAAAGAGAAGCTAGCTCTAAATTAAGAAATGCAAAAATAAGATTATCTAATATCAAACTTGACGAGATAGCTCAGGTAATGAGAGGTAAATCTAAATGGATTAAACACTAGAATTAAATGGCAGAGTTTAAAAATGTTTTTATAAAATCTAAAATGAACAAGGATCTTGATGATCGCTTGTTACCACAGGGTGAATATAGAGACGCATTAAATATACAAGTCAGTAAATCAGAGTCTTCGGACGTTGGTGCGCTAGAAAATGTTTTAGGTAATAAAAAACTAATTAACTTTGAAGACGTAACAGGTAATGCTAATGTAATATGTGTTGGTTATTTAGTGTCTGAAGTTAACTCTTGTGTATTTTTTTTCTTAACAGACAATACCTTAAGTAGTAACGGCAATGGACAGTATAAGCCGCTTGCGTCTAACTTCATAGTTAGGTCTTTAATATCAGAAGGAACAGCTACACAAAACGCAATTTTAGTACAAGGTGCTTTTTTAAATTTTTGGGAGGGTAATCCTATATATGGAGTTAATTTACTAGAAGATTTATTGTTTTTTACAGACAATAGAAATCAACCTAGAAAAATAAACGTACAATCAGCTTTAAATGATCCAACTTATTACACTATAGAAGATACTATCAGTGTGGCCAAATACATGCCATATAACGCGCCGATACTTTGGCAAGAAGTAACAGCGGCAATAGCAGCTGATTTTCAACCACCTTATACAAATCAAGGTATAGGTGAGTATCAAACTACAATGCAAGATGTTGTTAGTGAAAAATATCCTGATCAAACTCCATTACCAGTTGGTGAGTTCCAACCTTATTATGACGACACGTACAGAGGTGATCCAGATTACTTAGAAGATAAGTTTGTAAGGTTTAGTTATAGATTTAAATTTGATGATGGTGAATACTCTGTATTCGCACCATTTACTCAAGAATGCTTTATACCTAAGCAAGATGGTTATTTTCTTTCAAACTCTGGCGCTACTACTGCTGACGAAAATGATATGTCTGCTGCTTACAGAAGCACTATAGTTGACTTCATGGAGAACAAGGTAAATCAATTAACCTTATTAATTGACATGCCTGTTAATGGAGATCCTGCTTTTCCAGCAACCACTTTGTTAAACGTAACGGATTATTTTAAAATAACAGAAATAGAAATACTGTTTAAAGAATCTGACGGACTTGCAGTGTTGGTAGCTGATACTATATCTGCTGATGAAATAAAAGCTCAACAAAGTCCACTTGTATTTCCACAAACAAACACGTTTAAATATACTTACTCTGGTACAAAACCTTTTAGAACGTTACCGGAAGATCAGACAACTAGAGTATATGACAAAGTACCTGTTAAAGCT